TAGGCTACCCGCTGATGCAGTGGATCTGGGCGTTTGGGCAGGGCGTAGACATCATTCCAAAAGGTCTAGCCCCGCCGCCCGATCTGCAAACTGATCAACTGATGGTGCTACTGTCCGGCCTTCTCGGTTTCGGCGGGATGCGATCCTTTGAGAAGAGCAAGGGAGTCGCTGCGAAGTAAGCAGCGGTACGCTTCTATCGCAGTTTTGAGATCCTCGTTTAGCGCCTCGATCTCGACGTTGAGCAAGTTCATACGTTCGGTCGATTCTTTGGCGAACTGGACAAGGTTCTCGTAGCGCCACGTTGCGAAGTTGGTCATGGTTGTTTAGCCTCTTGAAGTAGTTCAATCCGCTCGCGCGATACGCGCAGCGTGTTGTAGCGTTGGTGGATGCGCCGAAGGATGCTGGCGCGCCCTTCAGTCGCTCGTTCGTGGTTCAACATCTCCAGCACAGTCTGTTCGTCCAGAGTCCTCAAGGCTGCGTTCAAGCCCCGCCAAGTGTGATTCAAGTCGTACCTCTAAGTCTTTAAGGGTTTCAAGTACCCGGTTGTAGTTGCGCTGCGCTGCGGCTAACTCGCGCTGGCGAATTATAAGTTCTTCCTGCGCGGCGATTAGTTTGGCTCGTACTAGTTTCATAGTTCTTCCAACGCTAGTTCTAGAAATTCATCACGCGGTAAATTTCTGAGGTAGTAAACCGGATCGGGTTCGTTGCGATACTGATACGGGCGATCCGGGCCATCGACCGCGCTGTACGCCCAGAAGTCGCCCCGTTCGGTGATTGACATCCGACGGTCTATCACACGGGTTTCGTACAGGCGCATGAGCCTGCTGGACAACGTGCGCCGGTCTACGCCTGGGAAGTCCATATCCAGCAGGGTGGACTCGCCGTTCTCGCGTAGAAAATCAACAATCTCTTTCATCTGATCACCTTCTCAATAAAATTTCTCGCCAACGGCGTCTGCCCCAACAGCCAACCTTGCACCCGGCCCATGTCCCAGGTGATGATCTTGAACTGGTTTGGTTTCTGGTAAGCGGTTGAGATTTTGCTTTTGTCCCAGTCTGGGACGATCTTGCCGTTGATAATCAAAATAATGCCTCCGGTACGTTGGATAGATCTAGCTTTGGTTTCTTAATTTTCTGCACGATGTGCGGGTACGGTGGCTTATCCCACACCCAGCGCACGACGCGCCCCTCATCGTCAAGGATGCCGTACTTAGTCATTCTTGAACCCGCTTGGTCTGGATTTGTCGAAACACGTCTGGCACTTCCAACGAAACCCGACGCCTTTAAGGATGGCAACCTTGTGCGTAGCCTGTCGGATGCGGCACTGCTGACAGTTGATGTTCTTGTTGGGGCAGTCGCGGCCTTGGTTGCATTGGCCATCACAGCATTTCATTTTTTCATTCCATGCTTCATCTAGGCATTTCTGCCAAGTGTCGTTGACCCAATCCTTCATCTCAGCGCGAGATATTGGTTTGTTCACTTCAGCGCCTCCATAGCAATTTCCGATACCGCGCGTTTGTCCTGAAGCGCGCTCCAAATTTTTTCGTCAATTGTCTTCTCAGTTGACATAATGTAGACCCAGACGTCGTGGCGTTGGCCGCTACGGTGTAGCCGCCCGACTGTCTGCTCAAACAACTCCAGCGACCACGGCAGCGATACAAAGACCATCTTGCAGCCGCCATGCTGAAGGTTCAACCCGTGACCGGCAGACTTAGGGTGGACCGCCAGCAGTTCAATCTCGCCAGCGTTCCAGCGCTCAATCGCGCGGTCATCGTCAAGCGTAACCAAGTTGGAGTAGCGCCGATGCAGTTCCATCAACTCTTCTTGATACTGGTAGACCAAGATGGTGTTGGCGTGTTGGTTCTCGGTCAGAAGATCGTCCAGCGCGTCAAACTTGTGTTTGGAAAACCAGATCGGCGTTTGTTTGGTAATGAACTTACCCGGCACAACACGGTCGGGCGTATGTGATGTGTCGTACACAAACCCAGATGCCATCTGTTGCAGCTTGCCCGTCACCACGCCAGCGTTCATGGCGATGATGTTGGCACTGTCGTACTCCAACATGAAGTCTTTTTTAAGTTTGTCGTAGTGATCCATCTGCATCTGGCAGTTGACGTGGACCGTATGAACGGGCGGCAGCTTATCCTTGTACTCGCCTGGGTCTAGCACATAGGTTGCCGGTTGGATCTTCTCCATGACCTGCTTCAAACTACCGGCGCGGGGGACCCACTGGCCAAACTCTGGGTTAAGCAGGATGAAATACTGTTGCATAAACGCGCCCTTGGAGCGCCCTAGCAGCGTCTGGTCGATGATCTTGCACTGACCGAAGACATCCTCTAGCCCGTTGCTGGTGAATGATCCGGTCAGGCCCCAACGGATCGGGACGTTCTTAATCAAACTATCCAGCGCCTTAAACCGCGCGCCGCCTGGGTTTTTGAGGCGCGTCAGTTCGTCGAAGATGATGCAGTCGAAGTTCCCGTGTGGCGGAATGTTGTCGTAGTTGGTCACGATCACCTGCGCGCCGGAGTCGAACGCTTTCTGGCGTTGCTTAGGTGTACCCACGGCAACAGCGACGGTCAGGTCAGGTGCCCACTTCGCGGCTTCGACCGGCCAGACGCTAGTAGCGACGCGTTTGGGTGCAACGACCAAGGCGTTGCGTTTGATCTTCAGTAAGCCCGATAGCGCGGTTAACGTGATTGCCGTCTTGCCAGCGCCGACGGGCGCGAGGATCATCGCGCGGTCGCGTTCGTAGAGAAAGTCGGCAGCGACTTCTTGGTAAGGTCTAAGGACCATTGTGCTATTCCTTCTAGGTTCCAGATTACTGTGTAGTTTTGGTTGAGTTGGCGCATGGTTGCGCCGAAGTGTTTTTGTAGTTTGCTTAGTTTGCCCCCTTTGGTTTTGAGTTCTACAAACCACGTCGACCCGTCTGGCAGGCAGGCGATCCGGTCGGCCACGCCCCGTATGCCGGGGCTAGTGAACTTCCAAGTCTTGCCGCCCATCGTCTCGACGGTCCAGACGAAGTGGCGTTCGATCTCGCTTTCTTTCATGCCGTCATCCTACACTGCAAAAAAGTTGTTGACAAGTGGTTTCTGTGTGGGTAGAGTGACGACTCCAACCACTCAAGGACACTTCAATGAAAGTCACCCTAGACAGCGCCGAAGTTCAACGCATCCTCGTTGAATACCTGAACAGCCTCATGCCCAACGGCAACTTCAACGCCTGCGAACTCAAGTGCAGTTCGTACAGCTACTTCCAGGGCGCTGACATCTTCCGCGAGGAGAAGCCAGAATGAACTCCTACACCAAAGACCGCGACTACGAATCCTGCGAGATCCAGCCAGTGTTCTACATCGGCAACTTCATGTTCGTCCCGCACTACGTCAAGAAAAACCACTGGGTTGCCGTTGGCGGGCAAACCTTCACGACCGAAGAATTGCTTGACCGTGGTGCAAAGGTAAGCATCTCGGCGCTCTGGGCGCGGGGGTGGGTTAAAGCGCTCTTGGGGCGCAACAACCCTACAATGATGTCGCAGGACAGCCTACGCAACTTTATCGCAAGGAAAAGCTATGCCATCTAACTTGAGTCTGCGCGACTACTTTGCCGCGCTTGCGATGCAAGGTCTGTTAGCCGCTAATATTGAAGATTGGAGTTGCACAGACATCGCCGAAGTCGCGTATAAACAAGCCGACGAAATGCTAGAGGAGCGCGAAAAAGATGCACTCTAATATCGTAGGGGGATCGACCGCCAAGCGCGTCATCAACTGCCCAGGCTCGGTAGCGCTGGTGCAGAAGATGCCCCCGCGTTTGGGGGGTAAAGACGCCGACATGGGCACGTTGTGCCATAACGCGATGGCCGCGCTTCTCGAAGACCCGTCGCTGGAAGTGCGTAGTGTGCTTGGCATGAAGTACAACGATCAGGTCATGACCGAGGAGATGATCGACGAGAAGATTGTCCCCGCGATGTTGGCCTTAAATGAGATCGACCCAGACGCCGATATGGAGTATCGGGTCGAGTCTCATGTCAACTTCGGCACCTTGCTTCCCGGAGTGTTTGGGTCTGCTGACCTAATCGGGCGCATCAACGGGCACGCTGTAGTGCTCGATTGGAAATTCGGGCGCGGTGAAGTGGACGTGGAAGACAACGAGCAGTTGCTCTTCTATGCCGCTGCTGCGATGCGAACCAAAGGGCTGGATTGGGCGTTTAAAGATGTCCAAGAGATCGAGTGCGTCATCGTCCAACCGCCAGCGGTCAAGCGGTGGACAACCACGGTCGCGCGCGTCAAACAGTTCGAGCGTGATCTAGTCGCGGCGGTCACAACCTCGCAGCACTCCTACGCACCGTTGAACATTGGTGAACATTGCCGCTACTGCCCTGCCAAGCCGATCTGCCCGCAGATGACCGGCGCGGCAGAGCGGGCGCTGAAGGTGCAGATAAAGGAACTGAACCCCGCGCAGATCGGCGAGTATCTGGCGACTGCCGATCTGATCGAGCGATGGGTGACTGACCTGCGTGACCTAGCGCACCAGATCCTAGAGTCTGGTGAGCCAGTGCCGGGTTACAAGTTGGTCAACAAGCGCGCTACGCGCCAGTGGATTGATGAAAACAAGGCGTTGAACACGCTGATCAACATGGACATCCCGCCGGGTAAACTGGTGGAAACGGTCATGCTGTCGCCCGCAAAGGTTGAAAAACTTTTGAAAGCGCGTAAACTGAGTCTCCCCGATGACATCGTGGTTGCGGTGTCGTCGGGAACCACAATCGCCCCGGAAGGTGACTCCCGGTCAGCGACTGTGTTCCTCCCCGAGCAAATGAAAACTGCTCTTCTTAAACTAAGGTAAGGTAATGTCAAATCTAGTCGCGTTTAACAAAGCTGGCTTGCCAGCACTCGCAGCAATCGCAACGGCCATCAAGACTGTTGCTGCTCCCGCCGCTTCCGCTGGCTCGGTCATCCTGAAAATGGATAAGACTGGCCACTGGGTCTACGGTGCTGATCAGACTGAAGTTGAGCCTGATAGTAAGTGGGCGATAAACCCTTTCTCATTCGTGCATGGCGTGATCGCATGGGGTGATGGGGTTGTGTTGGGCGAGAAGATGGTTGCGTTGACCGACCCGTTGCCAGAAATGGACGACGCGCCTCCTAACGCTACGCGTGGTTGGGAGCGTCAGGTTGGGTTTAGCTTGAAGTGTTTGACTGGTGAAGACAAGGGTCTTGAAGCCCGCTATTCCGCTACTTCGGTGGGTGGAAAGAAAGGTTTCGAGGCGATTGCGTCTGCGTTTGCTAATCAAGTGAGCCAGGACGAATCGAAGCCCGTGCCGGTTGTGTTGCTCAAAAAGGAGCACTACCAGCATAAGTCGTATGGCCGTATCTACACTCCCGTGTTCGAGATTGTAGAGTTTGTGTCGATGGACGGCCCCGTCGAAGAGGAAGAAAGCCCCGCGCCGACGCGTCGCCGCCGCGCAGGGTAAGTGATCCTTTGGGTTGACTTCGAGACCCGTAGCACCTGCGACCTTCGGGTCGCGGGTGTCTACAATTACGCGCAGGACTTAAAGACGGAAGTCATCTGTATGTCCTACGCATTCGACGACGGAAATGTTAAAACTTGGACCCCAGATTTAACATTTCCGTCTGATGTGTTAAACCACAAAGGTCAGATCCGCGCGCATAACGCCGCGTTTGAGCGTCTGATCTTCTGGTATGTGCTTCAGATCAACTTCGATCTTGAGCAGTTTTACTGCACCGCAACACAAGCCCGCGCCAACTGCGCGCCGGGTTCGCTTGAGGATGTCGGTCGCTTTGCTGGCGCTGACATGAAGAAGGACCGACGCGGTGATTACCTTGTGCGGCAGTGTTGTGTGCCGCCGTATAACGACAAACTTATCCCAGAACTCATTGAATACTGCGAGCAAGACGTGCGCGCTATGCGCGCCGTAAGCCTCGCCATGCGTCAACTATCGGACGATGAACTGCTCGACTACCACGTTAACGAGCGCATCAATGATCGCGGCGTGAAGGTGGATATCGCGCTGTGCAAAGCCGCCATCCGCTACGCTGACGCGGAAGTCGAGGAGATCCAAGCTATCGTGTCGGACATCACCGGCGGGCTGGCGGTGCGGTCGTCCAAGATGCGTGAGTGGGTACTGGCGCGCGTCACGGACGAGCAGAAGAAACTGATGTGGGTCGGCGAGAAGTACAGCATCGACAAGGCCGTTCGCGCTAATCTATTGGCGTGTGATGACCTAGATCCTGACGTGCGCGAGGTTGTGCAGTGCGCCGATGATCTATGGGCGTCCTCGATTGCGAAGTTCAAACGTCTACAGGAGTTGGCCGATGTTGAAGATGACCGCGTACGAGGCGCATTTGTTTTTGCTGGCGGATCTGCGACGGGGCGAGCCTCTGCTTACGGAGCACAAGTCCATAATTTCACCCGCAAGACCGCCAAAAATCCGGCTAGAGTGCGTGACGATATCGTCAGCGGGCGAGCAATTGTCCCTGTTCACGGACGAAGAGTTACGGATGTGCTCAAGGGGATGCTCCGACCCGCATTGATTGGCAACTTTACCGTCGCCGACTGGTCGGCTATCGAGGCGCGCGTTAACCCGTGGATGTCGGGCATGGGCGACGAGAAGCTAAAGCAATTCAGCCAGGACATCTACAAGATCAACGCCGCTGCTACCTTCGGGTGTACGGTCGATCAAGTCACCGACGATCAGCGCCAGATCGGGAAGGTTCAGGAGTTGTCGTGCGGGTACGCCGGAGGCGTAGGCGCGTTCGCCGCTATGGGGCGCGCTTATGGCATTCATATGCCAGAGGCCGATGCTAAGCGCATGGTTGACGCGTGGCGGCGCAGCAATCAGTGGGCCGTGCGGTTCTGGTCTGAGTTGGAGCGCGCATACACATCAGCTATGCATACGCCCAACGCGGAGTTTAGCGCGGGTCGGGTTACTTACCTGTTCGATCGCCAGCATCTCTGGTACATTCTTCCTTCGGGCCGCGTTCTGTGTTACCCGTATGCAAAACTGGAAGACGATGGCATTTCATACTGTAAAGCCGCTTGGAAGCCCGCCGCTGACGCTAAAGAATGGCCCCGCGCGCGTCTATGGAAAGGTCTGGCTTGCGAGAACATCACCCAGGCAGTCGCCAACGATGTCCTGCGCCACGCGCTACGCCAGTTAGATAACGTAGTGCTCCACGTACACGATGAAATCGTCCTAGAGGACGGTGACGCTGACGTATTAAAGAATGTCATGTGTACGTCACCGCCTTGGGCGGTCGGACTGCCCCTGAAGGCAGAAGTTAAGCAGATGTCCCGCTACGGTAAGTAGCAAAAAAAATCCCGCCGGCTAGGGCGGGATCAACGAGGAGTAGAGCACACATGGAACTGGTGGATCATATCATAGCCCTCGCGCCTGAGGGTGAAGTTGTACTATTCACTAAACAAGTCGAGCGGGAAGGCGGTTACGCCTATCCCGCATACCGTAAGCCGCGCGGTGAAGGCGCGTGGTACGTCAACATTGGTTCGTTCATCGAGAACCGATTCGACGGTCAAAGAGTATCGGCAGGAGCGGCGTTCTGTGAAAACGTCTGGTGTCTGGTGTTGGATGACGTCGGGACCAAAAGCAAGACCCCGCCTATACGCCCTACATGGGTCATTGAAACGTCCAAGGACAACTACCAGTGGGCCTATGTCTTCCGGCTAGACGATCAGCCCCATAAGTCGGTCTATAGCGCGGCGATTAAGGCTATAGCAGCGGCGGGCTATACGGACCCTGGCGCTATTAATCCAGTGCGCAACATCCGCATCCCTGGCTCGATCAATCTAAAGCCCGGACGCGGGCGGTTCGCCGCGCGTTTGGTTGAGTTCAACCCGTCGCGTGAGTTTAGCCTTGAAGAGATTTGCAACGCCTTATCGGTCGTGCCGGGTGAAGCGGAGACCAACAACTTCCGACCCGGTGTTCTGAAGGATGACGGGTCGGATGACGTGCTGGCGTGGCTGGTTGAGCGTAAAGAAGTAACCCAGGCGGGTAACCCTGCGGGCTGGTGGGGCGTGATATGCCCCAACCATGCGGAGCACTCCGACGGTAACCTAGAAGGCCGCTATATGCCCGCTTCGCGGGCGTACTGCTGTTTGCATTCGCATTGCACCGAATGGGATTCGTCGCGGTTTTTGGCGTGGGTTGAAGAGGAGGGCGGCCCTAAACGGTCCTATGGCCTGCGTGAAGAACTGCTCGCGTCCGTTGTGGGCGGTGCGCTATCGAAGGTCAAGAAGACCGATATGTTTAGCGAGGATGCCGATTCGATCATCGCCCAGGTTGAAGCGCGCGAGCGGTCGCGGGTCGAGCGGACCGACTGGTTTAAGCGCTTCGCCTATGTCCAATCGGACGATTCTTATTTCGACCTATTAGACCGTGTGCTGGTGTCCCGGCGCGCGTTCGACGCGACCTATCGCGGGATTGCTTGCCATTCTATGCACTCAGGCCCTACGGGGCGCGCGCGCTTGATTAGCGCGTCTATGTGGTTTGATGAGAACCGTACAGTCGCGGGCGGGCAGGTGCTCGCGGGCTTGACCTATGCTGCGGGCGAGTCGGTGCTAACGGCGCGCGATGGTATGGTTTATGCCAACCGTTGGGTCGACGCGCGCCCCACGCCTATGGCGGGGCCTATACAGGCATGGGTCGATCACTGTCGCAAGCTAGTGCCGGTGCAAACAGAGTTAGACCATATATGGGACGTGATGGCCTATAAGGTCCAGAATCCACGCGTTAAGATCAACCATGCGATCCTACACGCGTCGGATGAAGGATCGGGTAAGGATACGATGTACGACCCGTTCATATGGGCCGTGTGTGGCGAAAATAAGCATAACTATGGCTTGGTTGACAATGAGTCGCTGACGTCGCAGTGGGGTTACCAGCTAGAGTCGGAGATTCTAGTTATTAATGAGTTGAAGGAAGCGCTTGCGGCCGATCGCCGGGTTCTGGCCAATAAATTGAAACCAATTATTGCGGCCCCGCCCGAAGTGTTGGCCGTGAATCGGAAAGGGTTACACCCCTATATGATGGCCAATAGGGGCTTCGTGCTCGCGTTTTCTAATGATCTGTTACCTATATCGATCAGCGCCCAAGATCGCCGTTGGTTCTGTATATGGTCGCGCGTGGGGCGCATGAGTGATGCGGATGGGGCCGCTATATGGCAGTGGCTTAAAACCGGCGGCCGCGCGGCCGTGGCGGCATGGTTGCACGCCCGCGACGTATCCCGATTCAATCCTGGCGCTGCCCCGCCCATGACGGAATTTAAACAGACCATGACGGAGAATTCGCTCTCCGGGGCTGAGTCTTACATTCTCGAATTAATGCGCGGGCGACGCGGTGTCTTTACCCGTGGCGTGATCGCGGCGCCCCTGCAGGCCGTGTTGGATGAGTTAGCCCGTAGCGCGCCAGCAGGCATGAAACTGTACCAGCAAGCGCTACTGCAGGCGATCAAGGAAGCGGGTTGGATCGACTGCGGGCGGGTAGCTGCGCGCGGGTTAGAGACTAAGCGTCACGTGTACTGCGCGCCCGACATGGCAAGCGCCAGCGCCTCAGAATTAAGGCGAATGGTTGAAGTATAAAAAAAGCCCCGTTAGGGGCTTTTTTTATAAGTCTAGGATGATCACTAGGATCGCGGCGAGAACCGCCGCGATGACTAACGACACAACGCCGCGATGATGCCATCCGCGAGGATGACGCCCGCGACGAAACACCACAGCGCCAGCGCGAGAGTAGCGTAAGTTTCGAGTTTCATGATTAAGCCTTAACAAGTGGAATGACACGACGCGCGATTGCGTCGGCCGCTTTGGCGCGCGTGCCATGCGCGAGAAACCCGACGATAACCTTGCGGTTCGCGCGGGCGCATAGTCCGCAGGTAAAGCAGGTAACGTCATCTTTCGTTTGCGCGGGACACACGACGATCGCGCGACCAGCGGGTGTCGTCGTGCGTTCGGGCGTACCCAATGGCACGACGACTGCGACAGGTAAACCGGTTTCCGCTAACTTGTCAGCGTGACCCGCGTCGTCGGCCGATAGGTTTACGGTAAACCCGCGTTTGGTCGCGAAACGCGCGAATTTGATCGCGCGGTCCGAATGCTTGTGAGTGTACGTAAACCCGCGACGCCCGCGGTTTGCTTCGATTAGCTGCGCAAACGCGGGGCCATCAATATCCTCACCGATGCCCGGTAAATCGCCCGCGACGTTAAACCGCCACAGCGTCGCGGGTTTTAACGCGCGAATTTTGGCCGCGACCGTTGCGATATCTTTTCCGCGCGTCGGGACTTTGTCCCAATTCAAACGAGTGTGAAACCCCGCATCGGCGTAACAAGCTTTCATCTGCCCGCAACTAGCGGGGCACGTATCGCGCGCGCTGTAAGTAATCGGGATCGGCCCGGTTTTTGTGTTGGATGATTTTGCGACGAAGTGAATCATAGGTTCTCCGTAGTGTAGTGAAGTGTTACCGGACAAAACGCCCGCGAATGCGCCCGAAGACGCATTCGCTGGAATTTTAATTGTTGACGCGCGCGGACAATTGACCGGCCAGAATCCCGAGACGTTCGATCAACGCCGACGTATTGATCAATTCTGGCTCACTCCACGAACCGGACGGGCGCTGTTTGCGGATCGCGTAAAGATTCCCGTTCTCAAAATCGACGTCGACACTCGTACCCTTCACGGCAATCCACGCATTCTTGTACGCGCATACAAGGTTATATTTGTCAGTCTTGGTCATGTTGCTCTCCTGTGTCGGGGGCTTGCGCCCCCCGTCTGATGTTAGGCGATAAAGTCAGGGTGAGTGTCAAGCTGCAGCATCGTTGCGTATTCCCACAGCGCGGCCGATGATCGTTTAGTGCGCGCCGCGCGGATCAGCGCGGACAATGCGCGCGCGGCCGTGTCACGCATTCCAAGTTTGTGGTACTGGATCACAAACACGATTTCGCGAAGTTCCGACTTGTTCATTTTGTGCTCTCCGGGTTGTTGACGCTGCGTTGTACTGCGCCATGTAAGTACTGTACACAGTCGATCATGGCGTGTCAATAACTTTTTGACTAGGGGAAACCCTTGTTGTCACTGTGTGAGCGAAATGTAAGCGTCAAACGCGGGGCGAGTGGGCACACAAAACCGCATAACGGCGCGGGTTTGCGGGGTGTACCCCAGAATAGCCATGTCTAACTTTCAAGTTTGAAGGATGTATAAATATAGGGGATTTTGCTGTACGACGGCCACAGATCCGCGCGCGTTTTTCCTGGCGCGATTTTTTAGGATGGCAATGCTGGGTACAAGTGGGTACATTTCTAGTTTTTAGCACAACTTTAGCGGATGGCAATGTCCGGGTACACCTGGGCACGCGCACACGCGCACACACGCGCACGCGCACACATGGGCACGCGCACGCGATGGCCTGAACGCTGGCAGCTAGCTGGCGCAATGGCCGATCGGCTGTTGTGCCCATGGCAATGTCCGGGTACAAAAGAGGGGGCCGGGTAGGGCCTTGGCCCGACCGGTCACGGAAACGCACCCCCCGCAAACATTTTTTAAAATTTTTTTGTTACAATCCAGCCATGTTCAAATCTTTGCCACTAACAGTTCGTGATGTCCGGGCAACAGAGGCGCGTCTTCAGTCCATCTATGACGCGGCGAAGTTAGGTCTAAAAGGTGACTCGCTGGCGCTGGCCGCTGGTATGCTGCCCGCTGAGTATCGGCAACTGTGTCAGCTAGACCCAGTTGCGGAAATGGCTGAAAAGAAAGGTCGCGCAGATAACGAACGCGAAATCTCAAAAGTGCTGCACGACGCGGCGTTGGGTGGCGACTCCAAAGCGGCGCTAGAGATCCTGCGTCACCGGCACGAATGGACAGCCAAGCAAGAAGTCAGCGTTGACGTGTATCAGCGGATCAGCATTACCCAAGCCTTAGAAGCCGCGCAAACCAGAGTGCTAGAGAATGCAAAAACCGATCTATACATCAGCCGAAGAGCAGACGTTGATGACGCGGTTGTGGTCACCCGCGATAGCGAACGATCCTGAAGCGTTTGTATTGTTCGCGTTTCCCTGGGGGCAACCGAACACACCGTTAGCTAAGTTCCAAGGCCCGCGCAAATGGCAGCGCGAGATCCTGCGCGACATTAGTAAGCACATCAAAGCCAACGAAGGCAAGGTCAACATGGACACGCTACGCGAGGCGGTGTCCAGCGGTCGGGGTATTGGTAAGTCGGCGTTAGTTAGCTGGCTGATCCTGTGGATGCTATCCACGCGCATCGGCTCGACGGTCATTGTGAGCGCCAACAGTGAGGCGCAGTTACGGTCTGTCACCTGGGGCGAACTGACCAAGTGGCAAGCGATGATTATCAACAGCCACTGGTGGGAGATCAGCGCGACTAAGATTGTACCGGCGGCGTGGCTGACCGAACTGGTCGAGCGCGACTTAAAGAAAGGTACGCGCTATTGGGCAGCGGAAGGCAAGTTGTGGAGCGAAGAAAACCCAGACGCTTACGCCGGGGTACACAACCACGACGGCATGATGTTGATCTTCGACGAGGCCAGCGGTATCGCCGACGCGATCTGGGCGGTGGGTGCCGGGTTCTTTACCGAGAACATCCTAGACCGCTATTGGTTTGCGTTTAGCAACCCACGGCGTAACAGCGGGTACTTCTTCGAGACGTTTAATAGTAAGCGTAACTTCTGGCAAACGCGCCAGATTGATGCCCGGACGGTCGAAGGGACGGATAAGCAGGTCTACGAGCAGATCATCGCGGAGTACGGCGAGGATTCGATCCAAGCGCGCGTTGAGGTGTACGGCGACTTCCCAAGCGCGGGCGAGGATCAGTTCATTTCGCCAATGATTGTCGAGGACGCATTCAAGCGGCCTAAGTACAAGGATGAGACCGCGCCTATAGTAATAGGGGTCGACCCGGCAAGGGGTGGACTGGACTCAACTGTGATTGTTGTCAGACGTGGGCGGGACATCGTAGCAATCAAGCGCTATAAGGGCGAGGATACGATGTCGATTGTCGGGCGTGTCATTGACGCGATTGACGAATACAAACCAACGCTAACTGTGATTGACGAAGGTGGTTTGGGCTACGGTATACTTGACAGATTGACCGAACAACGGTATAAGGTACGAGGGGTAAACTTTGGTTGGAAAGCCAAGAACCCTGTAATGTGGGGCAACAAGCGGGCTGAAATGTGGGGCGCGATGCGCGAGTGGCTACGGTCAGCCAGCATCCCGCAGGACAAGATGCTTAAAGACGATTTGGTTGGGCCGATGAAAAAGCCCAACTCAGCGGGAACGATCTTTCTGGAAGGCAAGAAAGAAATGAAGTCTAGAGGATTGGCATCACCTGACGCAGCCGACGCGCTGGCGGTGACGTTTGCCTATCCTGTAGCGCATCGTGAGTACACGGAAAAAGCGCGCACGATTGTTTCCAATAGGGCTACAATGTCTGGATCTTGGATGGGTGCATAATGCTCAAGAAATCTGCTTCACCTAAAGCATTTAAAGAAAACATCAAGACTGAAGTTAAAGCTGGTAAGCCAGTCAAGCAAGCAGTTGCGATTGCCTACGCTGAGAAACGCGCGGCGGCAAAGAAAAAATGAGTAAACCTGGCTTGTACGCCAATATTCATGCTAAACAAGCGCGTATCGCTGCTGGTTCTGGCGAAAAGATGAACAAGGTTGGCAGCAAGAATGCGCCAACGGCTAAAGACTTTAAAGAATCGGCTAAGACGGCGAAAAAGAAGTGAGTGACTACACCGGGATTAACGCTGTTGGCAACGTTGCACTGGGTGGCAAACCACTCAAGAGCGACTCGGATGTGTTGTCAACGGCGCGGGATCGCCTGTCGATGGCTATCTCGGCGTATTCCGAATCGCGTGAAGATGAGTTAGATGATCTGCGTTTCTACGCGGGATCGCCCGATAACCAGTGGCAGTGGCCGGCAGATGTGCTGGCGACCCGTGGTGCGGTGCAGGGGCAGACGATTAACGCGCGGCCATGCTTGACTATAAATAAGCTGCCGCAGCACGTCCACCAGATTACCAACGATCAGCGCCAGAACCGGCCTAGCGTTAAGGTCATTCCGGTTGATGATAATGCTGACGTTGAGGTTGCCGAGATTTTCAACGGCATGGTGCGTCACATTGAGTACATCTCTGACGCAGATGTGGCCTATGACACGGCCTGCGAGAACCAAGTCGCCTATGGCGAGGGTTACATCCGGGTTCTGACTGAGTATTGCGACAACGATACGTTTGATCAGGACATCAAAATTGCGCGGGTGAGGAACAGTTTCAGCGTCTACATGGACCCGCTGATTCAAGACCCGTGCGGCAGTGACGCCAAGTGGTGTTTTATCACCGAGGATCTGTCTAAAGACGAGTACGCAAGGCTTTTCCCGAATGCGTCGCCTTTGTCCACGCTGGAAACGCTTGGTGTTGGGGATCAAAACCTAAGTCAGTGGCTTAACACCGACACAATCCGTATCGCCGAGTATTTTTACTGCGATTACGAGCGCAAAAAGCTGAATTTGTACCCTGGCAACGTCACTGCGTTTGAAGGTACGCCAGAAGACAAGCAGTTAAAAGCGGTTTACGGCACGCCAAAGAAGTCGCGCAACGCAGAGATCAAGAAGATCAAGTGGTGCAAGATCAACGGCTACGAAATCCTTGAAGAACAAGAGTGGGCCGGTAGTTATATCCCTGTTGTTCGTATTATCGGCAACGAATACGAGGTTGAGGGTCGGATTTACATCAGCGGGCTAGTGCGTAATGCCAAAGACGCGCAACGGATGTACAACTATTGGACTAGCCAAGAAGCAGAAATGCTGGCGCTGGCTCCAAAAGCCCCGTTTATTGGGTATGGCGGTCAGTTTGAGGGGTATGAGACCCAGTGGAAGACCGCAAACACCCAGAATTGGCCTTATTTGGAGGTCAATCCAGATGTGACGGACGGTCAGGGTGCGGTTTTGCCGTTGCCCCAACGTGCGCTGCCGCCAATGGCCCAAACTGGCTTGATTCAAGCCAAAATGGGGGCCTCAGAGGACATTAAGAGCGCCACGGGGCAGTACAACGCATCACTTGGGCAAACATCCAACGAACGTTCTGGCAAGGCTATTTTAGCCCGCCAACGTGAGGGCGATGTTGGCACTTACCACTACCAAGACAACCTAGCGCGTGGTGTACGGCACATCGGTCGCCAGTTGGTTGACCTGATCCCCAAAATTTACGACACGCAGCGCATCGCCCGCATTATCGGGCTGGATGGCGAGACGAAGATGGTCAAGATTGACCCTACGCAGCAAGAACCTGTGCGTAAGATCCAAAACCAAGAAGGGATTGTGATCGAAAAGATCTACAATCCGTCTGTTGGCAAGTACGACGTGGTTGTGGCGACCGGCCCTGGCTATGCAACCAAGCGCCAAGAGGCTCTTGAGGCAATGGCGCAGTTGCTACAGGGTAACCCGCAGTTGTGGACCGTGGCGGGCGATTTGTTCGTTAAGAACATGGACTGGCCGGGTGCTCAAGAGATGGCAAAGCGGTTTGCCAAGACGATTGACCCCAAACTGATGGGCGACGCCGAGGACAATCCACAATTGCAAGCTGCCAACCAGCAAATGCAAGCGATGGCGGCAGAACTGGATCAAATGCACCAGATGTTGCAGAATGTTGGAAAGTCAATGGAAGCGCAGGACATGGAGCGCAAGGACTACGAAGCCAAGATTAAAGCGTTTGACGCTGAGACTAAGCGTATCGCTGCGGTTCAGGCTGGAATGTCCGAAGAGCAGATCCAAGATATTGTCATGGGTACTCTGCACGGCATGATCACCTCTGGCGATCTGGTTAGTGAAATGCCCGGACGGGAAACGAATGAAATGATGCCAGAATCGGCTGAGTACGGAGCACCACAATGAAAGCCTGTGATTTCGTAGGTCTGCTATTCTTGGGGCGTGATGTAGCCCATAGCGTACACCTGAATACCCGCAGCTACAGCAAGCACAAGGCGTTGCAGAAGTTCTACGAACTGATTATTGAGGCTGCGGACGATTTTGCTGAAGCGTACCAAGGCCGGCACGGTCTGATTGGCCCGATTACGTTGATGTCAGCCAAGAAAACGACTAATATCATAGAATTCTTGGAAACTCAGTTGGCTGAGATTGAAGCCAACCGATACGAAGTTGTTGACAAGACTGATATGTCTTTGCAGCAGTTGATCGACAACATCATCGAAATCTATCTCAGAACCCTCTACAAACTGCGCTTTTTGGCGTGAGGTAATTATGGCTGCGACATACAAATATCTAACGGCTTCGGCCAACGTGAAGACGATGGCGGGCAAGCTAAAAGGCATTTTTGTGTCTGCCGCTAGCGGAACGCCAACGATTACGGTCTATAACAGCGCTGCTGCTACCACGACCGACACGCTGTTGGGTGTGTTTACACCAACCGCAGCTACTAGTTACACGTTTACGGGCGATGAAGGCGGGGTGTCTTTCAGTTCTGGCTTGTACATTGTGATCAGCGGAACTGTCGCTGCAACGGTGTTTTTCGAGTAAAGCATGGCAAATACGACGATTACAGGTTTACCGGCGGCGACTACCCCGCTCGCGGGGACTGAAGTCGTTCCTATTGTCCAAGGCGGTGTAACCAAACAAGTTGCGGTCAGCAATATTGGTGGCAGCGGATCTGGTACGGTAACCAGCATTGCAACGGGTGCTGGTTTGGCTGGTGGCCCGATTACCACCAGCGGCACGATTAGTTTGGCGGCAACTTCGGTTGCCCCAGGTAGTTACACCAACACCAATTTGACGGTTGACGCTTACGGGCGCATCACTGCTGCGTCTGCTGGTACGTCTACGGTTAATAGCGTAACCGGCACTGCTAATGAGATTACATCTAGCGGATCGTCAGACATTACGCTGTCGCTGCCCGCTGCGCTGACGTTTACGGGCAAAACGGTAACAGGTGGCGCGTTTACTGGAGGCACGATTAACAATGCAACTGTAGGGGCTACCACGCCAGCTACAGGTGCTTTCACGACGCTCACAACATCTACTGGTCAGATTACAACTGCACCTAGCAGTGCAAACGATTTGGTCAACAAGTCTTACGTTGACTCAATTGCTGCTGGCTTGACGTTCCATACCGCTTGTAATCTGGCAACGACTGCCGCATTGCCAACGGTAACGTACAGCAACGGCTCAAGCGGTGTTGGTGCAACGCTGACGGCAACGGCTAACGGTGCGCTGACAGTTGACTCTGTTGCAGCTACGGCTGGCAATAGAATTCTTGTTAAAGATCAAGCATCTGCGCTACAGAACGGTGTTTATACTGTAACTACGGTTGGCGATGGGTCTACCCCATTCTTGTTGACCCGCGCGACCGACATGAATACGTCGGGCAGCGGTTACAACCAGATCAATGCTGGTAACTACTTTTTAATCACGGCAGGTACGGTCAACACCAACACCTCTTGGGTGCAGACCACTGCGTTGCCAATCACGGTTGGCACGACCAGTCTGGTGTTTGCGCAGTTCTCTTCTGGCGCTACTGCGTACACGGCTGGCACCGGCCTGTCGCTGCTGACAAATCAGTTCAGCATCAGCAACACGGCAGTAACGGCTGGCAGCTACGGTAGCGGCTCGCAGGTTGCTACGTTTGCGGTCAACGCTCGCGGTCAACTGACCTCGGCAACGAACACCAGCATTGCAATTTCCGGCTCGCAGATTACGTCTGGAACGGTCGCCATTGTTAACGGCGGTACGGGTTCAAACTCGCGGCAAGGCGCACTCAATGCGCTGGCTGGCGCTACAACGTCTGGATCGTTTTTGCGGGGCAACGGCACAAATGTGTCAATGTCTACGATCCAGGCGGCGGATGTACCAACTCTGAACCAGAACACGACCGGTAACGCTGCCAACGTGACCGGAACGGTTGCGATTGCCAACGGTGGTACGGGTCAGAACAGCAAAGCCAACGCTTTTAATGCGTTGTCGCCGATCACTAGCGTTGGTGATCTGATTATTGGTAACGGAACCAATACTGCAACTCGGTTGGCGATTGGCACGACATCTGGTTATGTATTAACGACAAACGGTACTACTGCGTCTTGGCAACCCTCAAGTGGCGGCGGAAGCGGTGTTTCGTCATTCCAGACTAGTTTGTCTGGTTTAACGCCAAATTCATCGTCAACTGGCGCAATTACGCTTGCCGGAACCCTTGGGGTTGCAAGCGGTGGTACAGGCGCAACGACGCTGACCGGAATTATTAAAGGCAGCGGTACAAGCGCATTTACTGCGGCTGCCGCAGGTACGGATTATCAGGCTCCAATTACGCTGACCACAAGCGGCACTAGCGGTGCGGCTACGTTTGTTGGTAACACACTCAACATTCCTCAGTATTCAGGCGGGGGTGGAGGCGGCGTTACTAGCGTTACAGGCACTTCTCCGATTGCATCAAGCGGTGGCACAACTCCAGCAATTAGTCTAAATACCGCATATGGTGACACTCTTAATCCTTACGCAAGCAAAACGGCCAATTACATTTTGGCCGCACCCAATGGAACAGCAGGGGTTCCTACATTTAGGGCGATTGTTGCGGCTGACATTCCAACGCTAAATCAAAACACGACGGGTTCTGCTGGTTCAGTAGCAAATACTCTGACAATTAGCAGTCCGTTAAGTGGGACTAGTTTTAACGGTAACGCAGCAACTACGATTGCACTTGCCACAGGATATGGAGATACGCAAAACCCATTTGCAAGTAAAACTGCAAACTACATTTTAGCTGCGCCTAACGGATCGGCTGGTGTACCCACGTTCCGAGCAATCGTTGCTGCTGATATTCCAACGCTTAACCAGAACACAACTGGAACTGCTGCGGGTCTGTCTACAACTCTTGCTGTTGCGAGCGGCGGTACAGGATTAACTGCAACACCTACAAACGGCCAAATTGACATTGGTAACGGGACTGGATTTACCCGTACCACGCTGACCGCTGGCTCAAACGTTACTATTACTAACGGCGCTGGTTCAATTACGATTGCTGCGTCTGGCGGTGGGTCTTCTGGGCCAGTTCTTGAGTCTTATCAAACAATTAGTTCTAATTATTCTGTAACTGCTGGTTCTAATGCGTTTAGCGTTGGGCCTGTGTCTGTGGCGACGGGCGTTGCCGTAACTGTA